TAGACATCCTCAGTAATCCTTAGACATCCTCAGTAATCCTTAGACAACCTCAGTCATCCTAAGAAAACCAATGACTCTTACGCGTTCCAGTAGCGAAGCTACGAAACTAGCAAAGCTAGAAGTATACCCCAGACACCACAGACAAACCAACGACAGACAACAGACATAAGACAACACCAACGACAACCACAATAGAAAGACGTATGATCTCTGGTTGTCTTTGGTTCTCTATAGTCATCTTTAGTTGTCCTTAGTTGTCTATAGTCAGCCTAGTCCCTGTCTTTAGTTGTCTATAGTTCTTTATTGTTTGTCATGGAGAGGATGTTCATAGTCGTCTATAGTAGTCTATAGTAGTCTATAGTAGTCTCTTGACCTGAGGAGCATCATTCATCAAGGGAAGTCTGAGGGATGTAGCTCAACTCAGGTCATCACTAGCCTGTATAGTCTGGCTTGTGGTTCTTATCCGTCGTATATCTTGTGTCTTTCTCTTCTAAAGGGTGACACAAGTATTTCTTTAGATATTAATTGCCAAATATAGTAAATAATGTGTTGACGAAGGATTCCTATATATGGTAATCCTTTAGTCATACACACGAAGGCACTTGCCTGACTAAATGGGCGACAGGCCGCAAGGTGTGGCAGGGGACTGTAACTCCCTCGCTAGTACCAAGCGGATCAAGTCGCAAACCAGAGCCAACAACAGGCCGAGGGATTAGTCAGACAGCAAGTGACTTCTTAACCAAAGAAGGAACTACAGAATGACAAACGAACTAAAGCTAAAACCAATCGCAAGCAATATGACTGAATTATGTATTGGCAGTACATCTATATTGTTTTCATATAAGACACCAGTTGCTGGCTGGGACGATGAGGGCGCGTTTAGAACCTTACAGCATCATTCAGCCACAACAACCAAACATATCAATAAGTATTTAGGTGGTAAGGACATTGGGCGCGGACTTAGTCAAGTAGCTATCAATGACATGGTGGCATCATGAGCAACTATAGTTCAATGTCAGCACGCATCAAAAAAGCAGTAACAGTGGAAGACCTTTGTTCTTTGGATAAGTCTTTAAGCAGGGTCTATGACGTGGGTGCACTGACTACAAGTGAGTTCATGAGGCTTGACGGAATGATCTTAGATCGCCGTGTTAAGTTGGAGGTGCAGTCATGAGAGACCTTATCAATCGCATCCTAACACCAGACGCCCTAGCTTCTGTCTTCTTAATCGTTGGCATCTTTGCAGTGTCTCACCTCGTTGTATTTGGGTGGGCTAGTTACTGAGCCTACTGGTGCACCCATGCTACGGCGTGGGTCATCCAGTGGACTTAGCCACTACAACAACTGAAGGAACAAAAGAATGAAACCGACACAAGCATTTGAAATGGCTTTAGACCTAGCCATAACAGCACCAACAGAAGCCAAAGCAGAACAGGCGACACGCCTAGCTGAAGAAATAGCAATGATGTTGACACCAGAAGAAGTAGCGCAAGTAAAAGCCATATTCGAAGAGGTGACATCATGATCACCACCTACACCCCAGAGACAACAATCGAAGCAATGCAAGTCGCCTTGTTCCGAAGCCTAACAGCCAGATCAATAGACCGAGCACAGGCCGCCGCAACACTGGCGCAAGCAATGGCAAGCAATCTGACACCACAGGAACTAGAGCAAGCCAAGGCTGGAGCAATAGACATGGCAGTCCGTGAGCAAGAAAGGAGGCAGTCCAATGACCTTTCTTGAGTTAGTCTACAGCGACTCTAAGCTAATCTGGGATGGCACTGAAGCCCACCGAGCCAGAAGCATCACAAAAGCTGAACGATTCTCAAGTTTCTCTGATTATGACACTAGGGACATAGGCGACTTTAAGCCGAGCCATATTCACAGGTTCTTTGATAGTCTTGAGGAACAGGGGCTGTCTAATAATACCATTAATCACTATGGGGCTATGCTAGTAAAGGTATTCAGCTGGGCAACGAATGAGGAACTTATAACTCATGTGCCCAAGTTCAAGTATCGTAAGGTCAAGGGCAACAAGCGGCCTTTATACTTTACAAAGTCTCAAATAGACTTAATGTCGTCCTACTTTCGAAATAGTGCTGAATTCAGAGACCTAGAGTTTTATTTGATCATTGGCATTCAAACAGGAATGCGTATTGGTGAGATAAGGAGCATAAACGAACGCACATTAATTATTGATGCAACTGGTGGTTATTCAGTCTACTTAGCTGACACCAAGAACGGCGACAGCCGCACAGTGCCCATCAACGATCAAGCCCTAAGAGCCATCAGACAACTAGGAACTGATGTCTCTAAGAACTGGAACAGCAAGTTGTTTTATCGTGGGTGGAAGCACATGAGAAGAGCCATCTTAAATTCAGACAAGAGATACACCTTCCATACGACTAGACATACTTGTGCAACTACACTGGCCAACAGTGGTGAATTTAATGACTCACTTGTGGCTTTGTATTTAGGCCATAGAGACGTTTCAACGACTCGTAAATACATAAAGAGCCAACCAGAGACCTTGAGGTCTATGGCAGAACTAATGAGAGGAGCGAAAAGCAAAACTATTACAAAACCACAAGCTAAACAGACTGACCTGTTTGGACTGGAAATTTAAGAAAAGGGAAGTAATTAAAATGAAAGATAAAACAACAAAAGCAAGCCTTACTAACGGCGGCCACGGAAAACCAGTAACAAGTTGGTGTAATCCTTATCGTGGAAGTCCAGTGCAAACCTCTTCTAAAGCAGGGGAGGCCAACACATGAGCAACAACAGCACCATACAGCCAAACCCTATCTCCGAAGCCTACAACGAGACCATGCACCAAGATGGCAGAACAAAGTGGCAAGAGAAGTATCAACAGGCAGAAAACGTAACCGAGCAAGCACCAGAATACAGCCAACTAAAGCAAGTACTAGACTTAGTGGCTGATGGTTTATCCAAAGACATCGAGGAAGCTAGAAGAGGCAAAGGACGCCGCCCAACGTGGCTCAATGACCTCATGCACTTAGACCCACGACAGCTGGCACTCATTGGCCTTCAGACTTGCTATAATGCAGTCCTCAAAGACAGTACGCTCAGTAGTGTAACCCAAGAAATCGGAAGTCTTATAGATCGTGAATGTTTAGCGTTGGAGTTGCTTCATAGCGACGACGAGGAAGCCAACAAGAACAATAGACGCATAGTCAAGATGGTGTCTGAAGCCCACACATCAGCACACATCAGACTGAAGGCACTCAGGAACATAGCCACTAAGAATGGCACCAAGTCAGTCTACTTTGGCATCGAAGAGAAAAAGGGTGATCGAAAGATGCACATGAAGCGTAGGACATCCAACGCCGCCCCAGTCCTTTCAGCTATCTTTCAGTATTGTCATGTGTTCCAAAAGGACACGCAGTACACTACCCCCAAGAACTCCATTACAAGGCTTTCGTTTACTGATGAGGCTATGCGCCAAATTGAGAGAAGCAAAGAGTATCTACAGTGGTCACAGCCGCTACTAAAGCCTATTCCAATGGACACTCCGAACCCTTGGCAGGGCTTCCATACAGGGGCTTACAAGGACTGGAGACTAGCTGAGTGCGTGAAGCTGGTTAGAGGGGCTTCAGCGAAGCAGATTGAGGCCATAGAACACAGTTTCAAGGGTGAAACTCCAGAGCACTTTAGGGCACTCAATGCACTGCAAGAAACTAGGCTGTGTATCAATGAGGAAATGCTTGAGGTTGTCGAATGGTGCTGGGAAACCAGACAGTCATTCGGTAAGTTTCCAAAGAGAGATACACCTGAGTTTCCAAGGCTTCCAAAGGATCATATGACAATGGATCAGGAGCTAAAGAAAGCCATCAAAGAAGACCAACGTGAATGGAGAAACACTGACCGCAGGGTCAAGGGTGCTGAAGCTGTCATGAAGCAAGACTTGCAGATTGCTAATGAACTGGCAGTACACGACTGGTTCACGATCCCTTGGGCTTGTGACTTCCGTGGTCGCTTCAACATGGTTCCTTCTTTTAACTACCATCGTGACGACCACATTAAGTCACTCTTTCAGTTCCAGAGAGGGCGTGTAGTCGATGGGCAGAACATCAAATGGCTGAAAATACATATTGCTAACTGTAGTGGCTTTGAGAAGATCGACAAAGCACCTCTTGAAGATCGTGTGGCTTGGTTTAACAGGAATGAGGGTGTGCTACTAGACATGGCTAAAGACTATAAGAACAGTTTGGGTCAATGGTCAGGTGCAGACAAGCCTTTTCAGATGTTAGCCGCAATCTTCGAATATTCTCGTTACCTTGAGGAAGGTGACGACTTCGTTGGCTTCATACCAATTTCACTTGATGGGACTAATAGTGGCGTTCAGCATTACAGTCTTTTGACACGTAGTGAGGAAGGGGCTTTGGTAAACCTAGTCCCCCAAGACACAATGGCAGACCTATATCAGACAGTTGCCGACAAGGTCACAGAGAGACTTGTGGTCGATTTAGATGACCCCAGTGCCTTTGGTAAAAATGAGATTACCAAGGCAGAACTGGCGCGTATCTGGTTAGACTATGGTATCACCAGAGGAAATCAAAAGCGGGCTTGCATGACCTACCCATATTCATCGGTTGTCGCTGGAATGACAGGGCAATACATGGAAGACGTGATGAAGCCTTTGCAACGATCTGTGTCTTATGGTGAGCTAGAGAAACACCCGATTGCTCGGACGAACAAAGAGCGAAAGGTTGCCGCCAGATACCTTGCTGGTCATTCTTATGACAGCATTGTGGAGACCTTACCAAAGGCGGCTGAAGCAATGAAGTGGATACAGTCGTGCACCAATGTACTCAGCAAGCAAAACAAGCTGGTCAACTGGACTTCGCCAAGTGGGTTTAGGGTCTTCCATAACTACTTAAAGAGGGACAGGGTGGAGACTAAGATATTCCTGTTTGACTCAGCAGTAGGCCAAAGAACTAGGTCTAAGGTCTCCTTATCGCTGGATACTGGTAAGGTGGATGTAAGGAAGAATACAGCCAGCGTAGCGGCTAACCTAATACACTCTTTAGACGCCTCTGGCATGGCTAAAACCATAGTAAAACTTTTGGATGCAGGGATGACTGAAGACTTCTTTATGATCCACGACAGCTTTGCGATCTCAGGAGATGTAGACGACCTATATCATGGGGTGCGTGAAGCCCACATTGAGATGTATGAAGCCGAAAACCTGTTACTGAAGTGGCAAGAGGAACTGAGGCAACAGCTGGATCATCCTTATGACTTCGAGAAGTCTGAAGTAGACCCAATACCACAAATGGGAAACCTAGACTTACATGGGATAAGGGAGAGCCAATTCTGCTTTAGCTAATACTTTTGTCACCCTTCAGAAGCCCCTAGAGTTCCCTCCCTCATCTTAAGACTCTAGGGACTTCTTCTCCTCCCAAACTAAAGGCCATCTATAGAATCTATAGGTGGCCTTTTTACATTAGAAAGACAAAAGAATGGCTAAGAAACAAAAGATAAACTTCCAGACTCCTACAGGAGTGGCTAAGTACCCCCACCTCTTGAAACCTGACACAGCTTTCGACAGCGAAGGTAAATATAAGTCAGAACTATTGTTGTCTCAGGAAGACGCAAAGCCCTTAATAAAGATCATTGAGGATGCGGCTAAAGAAGAACATGGGAAGGCTCATTACAGAGTACCCTATATGACAGATGAAGAAACTGGGGAAGTGGCTTTTAAGCTACAGTCTAAGTATATGCCAGAGTTCTATGACACAGCTGGTCAAAAAGTGCCAACCAATGCCTTACCACAGATCGGTGGTGGTAGTCGTTTAAGACTGAAAGGCTTCCTAAATGTCTATAAGGTCAGCGGACAATGTGGGGTGTCTATCACACTACAAGCTGTCCAGATTGTCGAAGCAATCCAAGGTATGAACGGAACAGGCTTTGGAGCAATCGAGGAAGGTGGTTTCACTGTAGACACTTCAGCAATCGATGAACCATTTGCTCCTACAGGGAATGCAGATAACTTTGACTTCTAAACATAGATACCGAGGTATCAAGGAAGGCTATAGGTCAGGTCTTGAGGTTGGGGTAGCAGAAGAACTCAGGAGATTAGGTATCCCATTTACCTACGAAACTGAGAGACTGTCTTACCTAATCCCAGCGCGGACTGCCAAGTACACTCCAGACTTCATTCTTCCGAAGGCTGGTGGTGTATGGTTCTTAGAAACTAAAGGACGCTGGGTGACTGCTGATCGACAGAAACATGTGTTGATCAAGAAGCAACTACCTGACCTTGACCTACGTTTTCTTTTTCAGAATGCAAACGCGAAACTGTATAAGGGGTCTAAGACTTCTTATGCTGACTTTTGCATCAAGAATGGTTTCGAATGGGCACATAAGCGAATACCATTAGAGTGGATTGAGGAATGCCACATCGGCATGAAGCAAGCCAAATAAAGAGAGCAGAGGGCGGTCTTAGGATCGCCCTTTTTCTTTACAAGGGAAGCAATGATGACATCACTAGAATTAGTAAGACGACTTGCTACAAATGAAGCAAGTGATGAATGCTACACGCCAACAAATCAAATACAGCCACTGCTGAGATACTTAGACAAGTCTAAGACCTACTATGAGGCAACCAGTGGTAAGTCTGGTTTGATTGTCGATGCTTTTAACGAAAGTGGCTACAGGATAATAGGTTCTGAAGGCAAAGATTTCTTCAGTACAACACAAGATGATGTCTACGATGGTATCATTACAAACCCCCCATACAGTAAAAAAGATGACTTCATAGAACATTGCTACAGCCTACAAAAGACGTTTGCACTGTTTATTCCTGTCGCCGCCTTCCAAGGCAAACGCAGGGGCAACCTGTTCATGGAATATGGAATGTCTGCACTGGTCTACAACAACCGCGTTGATTTCACAGGTAAAGGCGCACCCCATTTTGGCAATGCTTGGTTCATGTGGGGCATCACACCACCGAACACAATTTACTGGGTCAACAACCCATCTAAGGGAAGCAACAAATGAATGAACAAGAAATGAGCACTTTTGTGTCTCACGAACAATGCGATGCCTGTGGATCATCAGACGCCAACAGCCTCTACAGCGATGGGCATATGTTTTGCTTCAGCTGTCTAAAGCACACTCCAGCTGACGGAGAGTGCACGCCCAGCGCAACGCAAACCAAGACAGATATTAGCCTACTATCAGGCGACTACATGGAACTCAGGTCACGCAAGTTGACTGAGCAGACTTGTCGTAAGTTTGGTTACTTTGTGACTAAGAACAACAGAGGTGAGCCGATACAGGTGGCTAACTATAAGGATGCTAAAGGTAAAACTACAGGCCAAAAGATACGCACCAGAGACAAGCAGTTTCCTACCATTGGGAAGATCAATGGTCTCTTTGGTATGCACCTTTGGTCAGCTGGTAAGAAGCTGGTGATTACAGAAGGCGAATTAGATTGCATGAGCGTGTCACAGATACAACAGCATAGGTTTGCTACTGTGTCCGTAAGAAACGGCAGTGCTGGAGCTAAGAAGAACCTGTTGGAGAACATAGATTACCTCAACAACTTTAAAGAGATAATCTTAATGTTTGATCAGGATGAAGCTGGACGTAAGGCCGCCATTGAGTGTGCTGAAGTCTTGCCCATAGGTAAAGTTAAGATTGCTGTCTTGCCACACAAGGATGCTAATGAGTGCTTAGTCAAAGATGAAGCTGGGGCAATTATTAATGCCATACATCAGGCGGCTGACTACAGGCCAGATGGCATAGTCCAGATGTCTGACATGAGAGAGACTGTTGCTACACCAGATGCTGAAAGCCCAATGAAGTACCCTTACCCAAGAGTGAACAATATGCTCAAAGGTATACGTCAGGGAATTGTGACTATAGTGGCTGGTAGTGGCACAGGTAAGTCTACATTAATCCGTGAGATTGCTTACAACTTACATATGACAGGAACACGGGTTGGCATGTTGATGCTAGAAGAAAGCACTAAGCGTACAGCCCAAGGTCTCGTAGGTCTCCACATCAATAGAAACATTGTGATTGATGAGGATGCG